TAAATGTTAGACAAATATAAGAAGGTTATATACCCAATACCTCAACATACTAACGAAATAAATATTCAAGCACTAGAGGAAATAAATAGGCACAATAATCAACCTGATTATAAAATGGCTTGGGAAGAATATGTTTCTTATGCTAAATGTAATGAATTTTCAGATGTATTAGAACATTTGAAAAAACTAGAACAAAAATACAATTTAGGTGGTGAGTAGTATGGATGAGAAAACATTTATTGAAACTTTGAAAGAAATACCACTAGAAGAAAATAATTTTGTAAGCACTTATGGTAGTGTTGATGTTAGCGAATTATTAACAACTATTAATAGGTTTGGTCAAGTCCCAAATTATGAAACTTTATTAAAAGAAAATAATACCCTAAACAAAGGTATTGATGAACTTATTGAAAAGTATGAAAAAGATTTAAAAGATGATAGTGATTATGGTATTGACTATGATTTAGATAGAAACATTGTAGGTTATGAACTTTGTTTATCATCAATAATACAAGACCTTAAAAAGTTGAAAGGGGAATAATGTATCCTTGGGAGCTAGAACAATTCATTAAAGACAGAGATTATAAATTGGGTGGAGACGACCTAATTAAAGCAACATCAATAGAAGAAAATCCACAATTAAATCATATTAAATATAATTCATTTAATAGTAAGTATGAAATGTGGGACAAGTTCAGTAACTATTACATATTTGAAGCTATTGATTATGAAGAAGCTAAAGTTAAAAAATTAGTTAAATATAAATAAGGAGGACTAACAAAATATGATTATTAAACTATTAGAAGAATTAAAAGAAATAGAAAAAATAATAGGAGGAAAGCAATGAGTGAAATTATAGTTAAAAAAGTTAATTTACAAGAAGATAAAATTGATAGACTTGAAAATACAATAGAATTGAAGAATGATACTATAAAATTTCAACAAGATCAATATTTAAAGTTGTTGTGTAAAGTAAATGATAAAGAACCTTTAGGACTAAATTATTTATTATTTACTTATGAGGAACTGGTAACAATCATTTTAGATAAACACAATCCATTATATGAGTATATAAGCAGGTGGTTTTATTTAGATGAAGATTGTAAATATGAAAATAGTTTATTTGAAGATGAAAATTATAATTATGAATTATATTTTAGTGAAGATGCCATCGAAGTAGAACAAGATGGATATTGGTTAGTTAATGTAAAAGAAGATTTAGCAACAACTTTTAAAGATATATCAAAATTAAATAGAAAAATGTATCAATTAAAAAAAGAGGAAAGTTGGCTAAATTAAAAAATAATTAAAAAATAAATTACTAAAAACACATAGTAAAGAAAAGGAAGTGTAAACAATGAGCATAGTGAATTGTTTTTATAAAAATTATATTGATAAAACAAAACCTAAAAAAATTTTTAACAGATTAATTTATTATATTTGGGTGTCTTGTGGGGTTAGCCCTAGTGGATTAACAAAATACTTATTTGAAAATGATAAAATTAGCAGTCAGAAAAATTAAAAATTATCAGTAGTTAAAAAAGAGTTAAGGAAGGTGATAAAAAATGTTAATAAATATATTAAATATTTTTGGAATTGTTATAGTGTTATTACTTGGAACATTTATAATACTTTGCATTTTAAAATCAATGTATAAAAATTTAAAGAAAAAATAGAACAATCAGGAGGCTACTAAAAAAAGAATAATAGGAGGATTTTATGACAATAGATGAACTATCAAAATATTTTCATTTAAGCAAACAGGTAAAACATTTAGAAGATAAAATAACTGAATTAGAATTATCTGTAATAAGCTCATCTAAAAGTGATGGAATGCCACATGGTACTACAATAAGCAATCCTACTGAACAATTGGCATTAAAAATGATTAAATTAAAAGAGTCATACGAAAATAACAAAATTAAATTATTAGATAAAACATTAAAAATAGATAAATTTTTATCAAGTGTAGATAATGAGGAAATTCAATTAATAATAAGATTAAAATTTATGACTACTTATATTGATTCCAGAACAAAAAAAGAAAAATTAAACACATGGGAAAAAGTAGCTGCTATCTTAGGATATGAGAGGTCTACTCCAGAAAAAAAATTAAGTAGATATTTACAAATGTATAATAAAAGGAGTAATGATTATGAAACAATTAGTAATTGATAAACTTAATAAAATAGAATTATTTAATAAAGATAAAAAGAAAATAAACTCTCTAAATCTTCATATAAATGTATTAGAAGAGGTAATTAAAAATGAACTGTATAAAGATTTTATGTTTAATCTCGATGAAAAAATGGAAAATGATAGATTAAAAAAGGATAATAAAAAATTAAGGTTTCAAATTAAATCACTAAAGGAAATAATAAAGGAGGGTAAATAATAATGATAAAGAAAATTATAAATAATGAATTTTTTGGAATTATAGCTATTTTTATTTTTATGTCTATATTTGCCATATTATTATCTTCTTCTATGATTATTATAAGTGGATATTTAACTAATAAAATTATTAAACAAACTGAAGAGATCAAAAAATTAAATAAATCATTAGATACTTACGAATTAGAAAACTTACAACTTCATGCTATTAATGATGAAATGTGGGATAGTTGTTACGAAAGTAAAATTCAATAGGGAGAATGTATTTTTCACAAAATTCACATTGATTTAATGCTATAATGTAATTGTAAAATTATTAAAGTCATCTAATCAGATGACTTTTTCTTTTTTATTTATATAAGAGTATGATTTTTAAGTTCTCCTTTATTCTATTTTATTAATGATTAGATCATACTCTTATATAAGCAAGAAAGGAGATAAGGGTATATGTTAAAAACTTGCAATAAGTGTGGCAAAATGCATGATATTAATTATGTATGCTATGCTAACTCTAAAGATAAAAAGAATACTGATGCTAATAAGTTTAGAGTTACTAATAAATGGAAAGAAAAAAGTAAAGAAATAAAAGAAAGAGATAGTTATTTATGCAAGGTTTGTGTTAATAATTTATACGATACTTACCAAATTTATAATTATAATAAGCTAGAAGTACATCATATAGTACCTATAAATGAAGCTTATGATAAAAGATTAGACAATGATAACTTAATATCTCTTTGTTGTTATCATCATAAGCTAGCTGAAGATAAAATAATACCTAGAAAAGTCCTTATAATGTTAGTAAATAATGCGGATATTTTAGAAATAAAGGAAGAGATAGGGAATAATACTGCCCCCCCTAGGATCGTATAATAAATTTTTAAACTTTTTCAGAACCTACTGCCCACCAACAAACACAAAAAATGCCTAAAATGAAATTTGGAGCAAAAATAAAAAGAGAAAAGAGGTGATAAAGATGTCAAGACCAGCAAAATCAATTGAAACAAATTCAATGAAAATGAGCAAAGAAGAAAGAATCAAAAGAGAACTAACAGAACAAAAACTAAGAGGTGATAGTAGTAAGTTAAAACCATTTAGTCATCTTAATAAAAGACAAAAGCAAATATTTAAATATATACTTCTTAATTTAAATAAAGATGTATTAGGAAATTTAGATATTTATGTTTTAAATCAAACTGCTATAACTATAGAGAGGCTAGAGACTATTGAAAAAAAATGTAATGAAGATATAGAACTATTATTAAATACAAATTTTAAATCAATGAGAGATATGTATTCAAAAGATTTTTTTAGATGCTGTAATGAATTATCATTATCGCCACAGGCAAGAGCAAAACTTTCAATAGCTATCCCATCTCCTCAGAAAAAAACATTGATGGAAATGTTAAATGATGATGAAGATGATGAAGAATGAAAAATAATCATCCAAGTTATATATATGCAAAAGCAGTTGTTGAAGGTAAAATAAAAGCTCCAGAATTGTTTTATGAATTGAATGGTGACAAACAGGTAGTATCGCCTAAGTATGTAAAAAAACAATGTGAGATATTTATAGATGTATTTGATGGAAAGTCAGATAAATATATTATTAATGAGAAAAGATTAATTAAGATTGATAAAATATGTAAAATGTTAGTAATGGCCAAAGGAATTAAAGCTGGTACAAAAATTTATAATGCTTTATCAGGATATCAATGGCTCTTAATTGTAGCAAGTCTCTGCACTGTTCATAGAGATAATCTTAAGAAAAGAAGATATGAAACAGTTATCTTAGAAATATGTAGAAAAAATGGTAAAACATTTATTGTTGCATTTTTATTTTTGCTTCTTTTTTATTTAGAACCAAAATATTCTAGATTTTTTTCAGTAGCACCAGATGGATCATTGGCTAAAGAAATAAAACAATCTTTAGAGCCATTAATTAAAGCTAATATAGATATTTTTGAGGATGGAGAATTTAAATTATTAAGGGATAGTGTAAAGCACTTACCTACAGAAACTGTATATACTCCATTAAATTATTCTACATCTAGAATGGATGGTAAAGAACCTACAGTATTTATTGCTGATGAAGTTGGAGCATTACCTAGCCCTTATGCGATTGAGGCAATGCGATCTGGTCAATTATTAGTTATTAATAGACTAGGGTTTATAATATCAACAAAATATCCAACGATAGATAATCCATTAGAAGATGAAGTTAAGTATGCAAAAAAAATATTTGATGGACTAGCTGATGATGAGACTGTATTCGCATTACTGTATGAACCTAATGAAACAAAAAATTGGACAACTGATGATAATATATTACTTCAGTCCAATCCTTTAGCTCTTGAACTCGATGTTGTATATAAAGATTTGTTATCAAAAAGAATTAAAGCAATTGATAGAGAGTCATTACGAGAAAACTTTTTGACAAAGCATTGTAATATTATTTATCAAGGAGCAGGGACAGAGAGTTTTATAGATATAAGTGAAGTTCAAAAATGTAAAGTTGCAAAAATTGACTGGTCTGGTAAAGATGTTTATATTGGTGTAGATTTGGCAATGTCAAATGATAACTGTTCAGTAGCTATGACTGGTGAAGAAGATGATAGTATATTAGCTGAATCAATTGCATTTATACCAGAGGGAAGAATAGAGGAAAAAAATCAATTTGAAAAAGTTGATTATCAAGAATTTATAAATCAATTAAAGTGTATTGCTTGTGGTAATAAAAATGTTGATTATGAAGTTATTGAAAATTTTGTTTTTGCGATAGAAGAAAAATATGATGTTACAGTTAAGGCAATAGGCTATGACAGATACAATGCATTATCATCAGCTCAAAAGTGGAGTGCTAAATATAATACAGTTCAAATAAGACAACATTCTGACACGCTTCATCCACCAACAAAATTATTATATGAAAAAATTACAGATGGAAAATTTAGATATGAGAATAACAAATTATTGGAAATAAATTTTCAAAATGCTAAATGTACATTTGATACTAACATGAATAGATATATTACAAAAAAGAGATCTTCGGGAAAAGTAGATATGGTAATTGCACTTATAAATAGTGTTTACCTATTACAACAAGATGTTTTTTTAGAAGGTGGAGATTTTTTTGTACAGGTTTTATAACTTTCACAAAATTCACATAAATTTAATGTTATAATGTAAGTGTAAAAATATTAAAGCAAACTCCAAAGGGTTTGTTTTTTTGTAGTTAAACGAGAGGCGGTGACAATATGGGATTATTTAATATGTTTAATAATAAAACAGAAAAAAGAGAAACTGTTTTAGATACACCGACAGAAGTTGTTAGTGATGTATTATTAAAAGCAATGTTGCTAGGAGAAACAATAGATAAAGATAAGGCACTATCAATACCAGCTGTATCAAGTGCTGTTGATAGAATATCTAATTTAATTGCAATGTTGCCTATATCTCTATATCAAGAAGAATCTACTGATGATGGAAAGAAAAAAGTTAAAGAAGTGTTTAATGATATTAGAATAAAATTATTAAATCAAGATACTGGAGATACTTTAGATGCTTTTCAATTAAAAAAAGCTATTGTTAGAGATTACTTGATAAATAAGGGTTCATATATTTATATTGAAAAAGATAAAAATAACTTTAAAAGTATAAGATATGTAGATCCTGATTCATTGAGTATAATAAAAAATTATCATCCAATATTTAAAGATGTAAAATATATGGTATATGATAAAACATATGAAACATTTGAATTTTTAACAATACTCCGTAATACTAAAGATGGAGCATCTGGAACAAGTGTAATTGCAGAAATATCAAAATCAATTGAAACAGCATTCACAACTATTCTTTATGAATTAGGACTAGTTCAAAAAGGTGGAGGTAAAAAAGGATTTTTAACTGCAACAAAAAAACTTGATAAAGATGCAATTGAAACTTTGAAAACCGCTTGGAAAAATTATTATGGCAATTCTAATGAAAATGTAATTGTACTTAATGATGGATTACAATTTCAAGAAGGAGCAAGTACTTCAGTTGAACTTCAGGTTAATGAACGAAAAAAGACATTAAAAGAAGATATAAATGATGCCTTTCATATATATTCAAGCTATGATGAAACTATAAAAGATGCAATAATGCCAATAATAAGTGCAATTGAAAGTGCCTTAAATAAAGACTTCTTACTTGAAAAAGAAAAAGAGTCTTTTTATTTTGCTTTTGATACAAAAAAAATTACTAGAGGAAACATTAAAGAAAGATATGAAGCTTATAAAATTGCTTCAGAGACTGGATTTCTTACAAAAAATGAAATTAGATATGCTGAGGATTTAGATGCAATAGAAGGACTTGATGTAATCACTATGAGTTTGGCTAATGTGCTATATGATATTAAAACTCAAAAATATTACACACCAAATACAGGGTCTCTTGCAACAATGGGTGAAGAATCAAGTGTTGTAATACCAAAAGAGGGGGGTGAAAAAATATGAAGGTAGAAATTAGAAATGGTAAAGTATTAATAGATGGATATGTGAATGCTGTAGAAAGGTTTTCTAAGCCATTAACAGATACTAGAGGTAAATTTATAGAAAGAATAATGCCTAGTGTTTTCAAAAGAGCATTAGAAAAAAATGATAATATTTTAGTATTATTAAATCATGATTATAATAAAGAACTTGCTAATACAAAAAGTGGAACAGCTAAGTTATATGAGGACAATATAGGACTTCGTGCAGTTGTAGAAATAGATGATCCAATAGTAATTGATAAGGCCTCAAAAGGTAAATTAAGAGGTTGGTCTTTCGGTTTTAATTGCAATAAAGAAGATAGAAAGACTAATGAAAATGGATTAGAAGAAAGAACAGTTCTTGATATTGATTTAGTAGAAGTGTCTATTATTGATGATAGAAAAGTGCCAGCATACATTGGCACAAGTATCGAGCTAAGAAATGATAATGAAAAGTTAGTTGAATATAGAGGTGGAGAATTTGATGAACAAAATTTATCAAATGAAGAAACTAATTTTACTAATTTAACATCATCTCAGAAGAGAGAAATTTTATCATCCTCATTAAAGAAAATATTTAATGATGGATGGTTGGAAGATTTTGATGATAGTTATTTATATGCATCAATTGATAATGATTGTGCTGTTTATAAAATGCCTTATACAATTCAAAACGATGAAACATTAATTGACTCTAATAGTAAAGTAAAAGTTATTCGTGGAGGATATGAAGAAGTCAGAGATATAGGTTTAAATAACGAAGTGCCTGAGCAACAACCTACTAAGGAAGTTGAAAAAATAGATTACTCAGAATATGAGCAAAGATTAAAAAAAGTTAAGGAGGAATTAAAATGAAAGATAACTTAAAATCTTTAAATGAAAAAAAAGCAGAATTTCAAAGTGAAATGGAAACATTACTAACTTCAGTTAAAACTGAAGAAAGAGCATTTACTGAAGAAGAAAATGCAAAATTTGTAGAATTAGAAAAAAGTATAAAATTAATAATGGATACTTTAGCAGCTATTGAAAAAGGTCGTGATTTGACTGAAGAAACACCAGAGGATGGTGGACAAAAAAAGGAGGAAGAAACAGTGAAGACAGAAGAAACAAGAGCATTAGAAGAAAGAGAAATAACAGCTTTTGCTAATTTCATTAAAAATGTTGTTGGTAAAGAAGAAAGAGCTGAAACAAATTTAACTATGGGTGATAATGGAGCGATTATTCCAGTAACAATTGCTAACAAAATCATAACTAAAGCTTATGATATGTCAACAATATTATCTAAAGCAACTAAATATAATACTAAAGGTAAATTAGAAATACCTGTTTATGGAGCTGATGCATCAAGCAATGATATAACTATGGCTTATGCAAATGAATTTACAGAATTAGAAAGTAAAATTGGTAAATTTACAGCTGTAGAATTAAATAACTATTTAGCTGGAGCTTTAGCAAAATTGTCAAATTCTTTAATTAATAATTCAGATATTGAC